GCGACTTCGGCGAGCTCGGAGATGTCGAGGGTGGTGAGCCGGCCCTCGCAGACGAACTTGACGCCGTCGAGTTCGAAGTCCGGTTTGACGCCGAGATGTTCGCGTTTCGCGGAGGTGTAGGAGCGGGACATCACTGCCTGCCCGGGGCGGTCATGATGGCCTTGAACGGGGCGACACCGGACGGCTTCTCCAGCTCGAACTCGCACGCGATGGTGGTCTTGTCGCTGCCCTTCTTGCGGGGCGTGGTGATCTCTCCGTTGGAGAAGCACTGCCGGTACACCCAGCGCTCCTGGTGGTCTTCGGACTCGAACCCGATCATCACCCGCACCTCAGTGCCGAGGTCCGGGGGCTCGAACGTGACGATGCCGGTCCCGGCGGTGATGGTGCCGCCGTTCATCGCGCGCTTCAGGTTCGTCGCGGTCATCTCCGCAAGCGCGAAACTGACCTTGATCTCACGGCTGTTCACGGCGATCTTGATGGGGTCGAGTTCCTCCGCGACATCCACCCGGTCCGTGTCCAACTTGTAGGAGAACTCGGAACCCTCGTCGGTGTAGCCGAGCTGAACCCACGACGCGGACACTGTGCCCCACGCCGTAGACAGGTCAGTCGGCTCCGTCGTGCCGAGCGGGGCGATCCACAGGATGCCCGGGCCGAGCGAGATCGCCGAAGGCGTGCCTCTTGCCATGATCAGTCCTCACCTTCGTTGTCGTCGAACTCGCGGACCAGGGCCTGCCAGCCGAACTTGTTGACGTGCTCCGCGGGGACGATGTCGCCAGCCGCGAACGCCCGCGCGCCGTCCACGTACAGGGCTTCTTTCGCGACGTACACACCCAGCTCGACCGGTTCCGGTGGCGGGGGCGCCTGCTTCTTCGGGGCCTGGCGTTGCGGCTGGCCCTCGTCTCTGGCCGCGGTCACTGGACCCTCACCACGGCGAACGTCACACCGGACGTCACCGACCACGCCACGGCACACAGGCCGTCGGAGCCGGCGAACAGCTCGGTTGGGAACGGGCCGTACATCCTCGACCCGGTCGTCGCCGGCGTGGTCCCGCCGGTCGAGTCCGCGACGGCGAGCTCCTGGACCTGTCCGGGTGTCGTGAACGTGGGGGCGGTGGCGGACCCGCCGGTGTTCAGGACATGCACCATCACGTGCGCGCCGGGCGTGAACTTGTCACCGCCAGCCGAGGCGGCGTTGTAGGTGGGCGTCGTCCCGGCACGGGAGACGTCCTGTACAGAGACGGTGGCCACGAGGGTCTCCTCAGATCAGATAGAAGTCGGCGTCGACGAGGAACTGGTATTGCTCCTGCGTGGAGCGGTGAAGGTCGATGTAGAGGGGCCCGGTGATGTTGTCGGCGACGAGACACGACACGTTGCCCATCTGCGCGCGGACACCGCGGAGCGAGTCGACGGCGTTCGCGTACGCGACGGCTGCGGCTTCGGCGGCTTCGAGGGTCCCGGCGAGGATCGTCGCGGTGATCCGCGGGCTGTCCACGGTCTCCTCAGCGACGAGGTCACCGGCACGGCCGACACGGGACAGCAGCGCGTACGCGCCCGCCCCAGGTGACCGTGGCGGTTCCAGGTACGCGCCTTGGGCGAGCGGCCGGCCGGGGCCGACGAGGGCCGTGTTGGTGTTCACCCAGGCCCGTACGGCGGCGAGGGCGAGGACGTAGGCCATCAGGCGCCGCGCAGATCTTCGAGCGCGGGGCGAAGGTACGGCTGCGCTCGCGTACCGGGGTGGTGGACGATCCGGCCGAAGATCTGCCCTGTGCGGGCGTTCCGTAGCGGGTAGTTGCCGTGCGAGGTGATGATGTGCGCGACGGTGCCGACCTCCACGAACAGCCCGTACGGGGCACCGTCCGGTGTGGTCGCCGGCGAGAGGATGTCGACGTAGATCCCGATCGAGTCGACGCCGAGTTTCCAGTAGATATTCGACCGCAGATATCCGGACGGCCGGCCATTCGACCCGGCCGGGGAGACAGGTGCACGCCGCTTGGCGCCTTGGGTGACGATCTCGCCTTTGGTTTCGAGGTCCCGCGCTATGGGCCCGGTCGGGCCGTGGAGGAGTTCCGCCATGGCGGCCTCGTCGAACACGAGTTGGACGCGCCCACCGACCGCCATGAGAGCCTCCTACGGGTACGGGTACTGGCCGTAGCGGTGCGGGACACGGAACTCGCCGTACAGGCCGTCGCAGGGCTCAGGGAACGACCAGACGGGCAGGGTCGCGACCTGGCCGCCGCCTTGCTCCTCCGCTGTCTCCAGCAGCCGCGCCAACGCGTCCTTCGCGCGGGCGTTCAACTGGTCGTAGACGGTGACGTCCGCTTCGCGTTGCGGGTACGCGAGTTCGATGTCCGCGGCGGCACGCCACCCTGCGGCGTCCCGCGCCAGCGGCGCGAGCTTGGTCGTGACGACGCCGACGGCACCCGCCACGGTGGCCACAGCCGCATCAGTGATGCGCTGCGCCTGCGATTCGGTGGGGGTCGTCGTATCGGTGAACGTGTTCTTGAACGCATCGCTGCCCGGGGTCGCTGCGTCGCGGGTTCGGGTCGGGATGTGGCCGGCGACCTCTTCGAGGTTCGGCGCCCACGGTTCGGTGGCCACGGCTCACCTCCTGGTAGGCCAGGCCCGGCGACGGTCGGGGGCACGTCGCCGGGCTCGGCCGGTCACTCGGCGGGCTGACGGACGTACATGTCGAGGAGCTCGTCGCGCTTGAGCTTCTCGGCGTCCTCCTGGTTCATGCCGTTCGCGACCGCGTGGGCGACCAGGTCGGCCTTCGAAGACCGGCCGTCGAGCGGCTTCGGGGCTTCCTGCTCCCCGCCGTCCTGCCCGCCTGCGGGCTCGGCGGCAGGCTCGTCGCCGACCTTCGCGATCAGGTTTGAGTCGAGCAGGTGCTTGACCCGGTCGTCCGGGACACCCTCGGGCAGCGGTGCGCCCTGGTAGAGCGTCACCAGCATCGTTCCTTCGGAGCCGGCGACCGGGATATGCGTGACGCACGCCCCGGTCACCACATAGTTCTTCGCCATGATCGCCCCCTCACGCGCCCTGAATCTTGATGCCGGCGGCGGGCTCCTGGATCACGGGGACCGTCTTGCGGCGCCCCCACATGTCCCAGCCGTCGCGCTTCGCGGCGCGCTCGGACTGCGTCTGGATCGCCATGTCCGAGACGGTGTACCCGGGGGCGCCGTCCTGCTCATCGGCCATACCGCCGAGCTGGTCGGTGTCGAACACCCACACGGAATCCGCACCGCCCGGCAGGGACGACAGCGGGGCGACGATGACATTGAGGCCGCCGATCACGTCGATCTCGCCGGCGTAGACCGGGTTGTCGGTCGCCTCGCGACGCCGCAGGTTCGAGATCGTCGGGTCGCTGGCCATCAGCGCGTACTTCGCCGAACTCATCAGGATCGCGTTCGGGTTGTAGCCCTGGTTGAGGTCGAGGATCGCGGCCTTCGCGGTCTCGATGTCCCGCAGGATGCCCGTGGACGTCGTCCATGCGGTGGTGCTCGGGGTGGTCTGCGCGGTGACCGCCGAAGCGACCGCGGACAGGGTGACGGTGTCGACCTGCTTGATGATGGAGTTGACGAGCTTACGGAGCGCACGGTCGACCGCCTGGCCGCCGTACACGTTCCGCAGCACCTCCTCATCGGACAGAAAGGTCCCAAGGCCCCACTTCTGGACCGCTGCGACAGCGGCCGCGCCGGTCGGCGGGGTGTCGAGGGGGTACTCCGAGCCGGGCGCGACGGATTCGACGGGCCGGTTGAACAGGATCGGCTCGGACACCTCGTACAGGACAGCGCCGCCGTTGCTGCGGAACCGCTGGGTGAGGATCTGGTCGGAGATGAACCTCAGGTCGGTGAAGGTCCGCAGGCGACGCTGGATCTGCGTCGGGGACTGCAGGAGCCGACTGATGGTCAGCAGGTCGCCCGAAAGGGTGGGCGGCGCCGCCGGGTAGGAACCAGGCATTCCGGTTCTCCTTTCGGGAGGTTAGCGGCCGATCCAGCGGCACTTGTTGCCGCTGGTGGCGGTGGACAGGGCGGTGGCCATGAGCGTGCCCGCGGCCGCGATGGTCGCGAGGGTGCCGGAGTCGACGCCGCCCGCGGTGGAGGACGTCAGGGCTCCACCGGCGGTGACGCCGGCGGGGGTGACGGTCTCGTGGATGCAGCCGGGGATGGGCCACACGGTGACGCGGGCGCCGGACGCGGCGTCCATGGCTGCGACACCGACGTACGCGCCGTTCGCTCCGGCGGTGGGGGCGACGGTGCCGACACCGGAGGCGAACAGGACCTGCCCGCCGGTGATGGTCGCGGACGCGGTCATGGTGAACGGCTTGGACCCGCCCGTGTAGACGGGGTTGTAGTCGGACATGCTGGTCAGCCCTTCGCGATCGTGTGGGGCGGGAACATCCGGTCGAACTCGGCGTCGAACGACTCGGTGGTCTCTTCGCCGCCGGGCGCACCCTGATCAGCGAGCGGCACCAGGCCGGCCTCGAGCGACGCGAGGGTCGTCTTGGCACCGTCGGGGTCGGCGTCGTAGAGCCGCACCCAGTGGTCGCGGCGCGCGGGCGGGAACTTCCCGGCCTTGATGGCGTCGTCGAGGGCGCGGTCGCGGGCTTCGGTGCGCTGCTGCGCGCGGGCCGCGACGCCCTCGGAAGCCTGCTCACGGAGCTGCGTGAGGGTGGCCTCGTCGATGGTGACGATGCCTTCGGGCAGCGCCGGGGCGGCAGGCTGCTCGTCCTCCGGCTTGTCGTCGGTCGCCTCGCTGTCGGTCTCACGGAGCGCGTCGACGGCCGCGAGGATCGCGTCTTCGTCGGCGTCGTCGGCCAGGCCGAGCCGCTCACGGAGGCCCTTGTCGAGAGCCATGGGATCTCCTTCTTCTTGGGTCTCCCCGTCCGGCTCGGCCGGGGGAGTCTGAGGATCCGCCTTGTCGGCGGGGTCGGTCAGGCCGGACGCCTTCGCGATCCGGTTGATGGCTTCCTGGGGCGTCTCGGACTTGCCGCCCGGCGCGGGGGTCTGCTCGGGCCGGGACTCGGCGCGGGACGCGAACACCAGGACGGACGCGGCGGTCTGCTGGCCCTGCGGCTTGTCGACGTACTCGATGACCACCGGGACCGACTCGCCGAACGTCACCGTGTCGCCGCTCAGGACGATCGGGACGCGCGCGTACTGGCCGTCGTCGTCGTTGACGGTGATGAGCTGCAGCGGTTCGAGCTGCATCTCGCAGATCCACACCGAGTACGGGGCGTTCTCGTAGTAGGCGCGCCGCACGTCCTCGCTGCTGACGCCGGCGGCGACCTGTGCGGGTCGCGGGTTCGGCATGGGAGCCTCCTGGGTGGCGTGGATGGTGACGGCGACGGTCTGGCCGGGCGGGTCGCTGGTGGCGTTGACGACGCCGTAGAGGGCCGCGACGTCTTGGAGGGATTCGAGGGTGCCGACACCGGGCGCTGAGACGCCGAGGAGCGCGACGGCGGTGAGCACGAACGGGTGTGTGTGGCCGAGCTGACACCGGAAGTCGAAGCAGCCCTCGATGGACCGGTCGGGGTAGGCGGAGGCGATGACGTCGCCGAGCCACGCGGGCATGCCGACGTAGTCGCCGACGATGGTGTTGCCGGAGTCCGCGAGGGTGACGTTGTCGACCCAGCCGACTGCGGGTTCGCCGTCGAAGCGCGGGTCGGTGTGGCCGAGTTTGAGGATGGGGCGGCGGATCGCGGGGCAGTCGAGGGCGGCGACGGCGGAGGCGAGGTCGCCGGAGGTGAAGGTGACGGTCCCAGTGCTGAGACTCCATTGCCCGGCTTGGACGAGCTCGACGTCGCGTCGGGTGGCGAGCGCGGGGGTCTGCGGCACGTCGATGGTCATCCGACCCACCTGCAAACCCGCTCAAGCGCCCACCCAGGAATGAGGTGGATGCTGTGGTGCCAGCGGGCGCGAGCGCAGCGGCGCCCGAGCATCGTCGGGCAGTACAAGAAATGCGCGGCCGCATCAACCAGACGCTTCATCCTTGCCGCCGCTGCGGTCGCATCTCCTGCTCGCGGCGCATCTGCGCTGCCGTCTGTGCGCCGAGGTCGCGCAAGGCTTCGGTCTGCGCCCTGACAGCCTGCTCACGCTCTCCGCCGCCAGGAAAGTCGACGCCGAGGCCCGTCAGGGCGGCATCCAGCGTCATGTAGCCACGCACGGCAGAATCGGGGAGCGCTTTGGCGTCCTCGACGCTCATCCCGTAGAAGTGCATGTACGCCTCGGCAACCTTCGCGATGAAGCGCTTGAACGGCTCCAGGTCGGCGACCTTGACGTGCACGACGGCGTCTGCCATGGCTATCTCCTCAGGTTCAGTCGTTCCACAGGGCGACGATCACGCCGCGACAACGGAGGCGGCCGTCGCAGTTCACGTAGCCGCCGGAGGCGTACGCCGCGCGAGCCTCGGCCAGGTCAGCGAACTCGGTTCCGTCGAGCTCAAGGCAAGCCGGGCAGGTGTTCCGGTCGAGGACTTCGCTGGCCGAGTACGTGGCCTCCGGCGCGACCTCGAGCACCGCCGCCCGGCCGTAGTTCTGTGCCGTGGACATCGCCCCGCCGACTTGATCCCGCAGGAACGAGTCGGATAGCGACGTCAGGTGGTCTTTCACCAGCGCCGCGACGACAGCGCCGGACTCCCCCGGCAGCCACACACGCAGCGCCTCACGGCCAGCAGCAGCAGCCAGGCCAGCGGCGACGATCGCCGCCACCACCAGACCGATCTCTGTCAGGCGTTGCAGCTGCACGTCCGCCGCTTCAGGGTCGACCTGCGTGCCCTGTGACGCGGCTTCGGCCGCCATCTGCTGCGCGGCGAGCTCCGCAAGGTCCTCCATCGCTGCACCGAGGAGAGCCCCGGCCGCGGTGGAGTCGACGGTGAGCTGGCCGAGCGCGTGCATGTTGTTCTGGTCGACGGCCTGCTCGATCTTCTTGGCGAGGTCGTCCCTCTGGGCTGCGGTGAGCTGCTCCCACTGGGCGATGACCTTGTCGACAGCGGCCTGCCACTCGCTCTGGATCGCGTCCGGGTCCATGCCGGACGCGGCTTCGAGCGTGGTCAGCTGCCGATGTCCGGCGGCAGGATCCCCTGCCGCGCGCACCTCCCGGCGCCGTGCCGTCTTCCGGCGACCCGCCTGCGTCGGCGGTACCGCAGGGGCTGGTGGCGCGGTCTGGGAGCGCTGCGGGAGCCGGAACGCATCCCGCACGTACGCCTCAAGGTCCGGGTCGGCGGTAATCGCACCGGACGTGATGAGCGTGTTAATCGCCTCGGCCGTCACTTCGTGGCGTTGGCCAACGTCCGTGCACACGATCCGGGGGACGGGTTCGGTCTCGCCCCAGTTCAGGTCGACGATGTTCTCGGCGATACCCGGCATGCCGGGCTGGCCGGATGTTGCGGTTCCAGCGATCTCCTCAGCGACGGCCTGCAGCGACAGCAGGAACAGGTCGAGGAACGTGTTGCCGAGCGCGCGGGAGCCGTTGACGGTGTTGCCGAGGTCGAGGAGCCCCGTCAGCGCCATCGTCGACATCTGCTGATCGAGGTAGCGGATGTACGCGAGGGCGTCCGGGACGGAACCGGTGATGCCGGTGATGTTCAGCTTGAACCCAGCGGGCAGGCCAGCGCCGGCGAACTCACCGGACCGCATCGACGAGGCGAGCCGCTGCGCTTCGGTGACCTGCGCGGGCGTGCCGCCAACGGGGGCTTCGACGTTCGGGACGCCCATGCCGAAACGTTTGATGCTGGTGGCGTGCACCCGCCAGATCTCGTGTTTCAGAAGCCACGCGCCGTACGCGGGCCGGAGCACGGACTGCCCGGTCCATGCGGACCCTTCACGCTCGTGCGCGTACCAGACCAGCCGGTTTCCAGGGATGGGCTTCGCTGACGCGAGGTCCTGGATGGCCTCTTTGAGGGTGCCGTCGCTGTTGAGGACGAGCTCGGTGATGGACTGCGGCATGCGCTCGCCCAGATTCACCAGCCGCGCGAGGCCGCCACGGATCTCGTAGCGGAGCTCGAACGGCATGTGCCCGAACACCAGGCTGAGCAGCGCCATCCGCACGTGGTCGCTCCAGCGGACACCACGGCGACGGGACGCACCCGGGCCACCCTCCTGCCCCACGACCGGTAGGCCGACGTCATCGGCGACGACCTGCACGACCTCATCGCGGCACCCGGCCGGGTCAACGGCCCACGTCGCGCGGCGGATCGGCAGCGTGTACGCCGCCAACACGGCTTTGAGCTGCGGGTCGTGGCGCATCTGCTGGTACGTGATGACCGACAGGGGCCACGACAGGGCGGGGACGACCTCCTGCATCTCCTGCAGGTACTGGCCGAACAGGACGGCGTTGTCGACGTGTCCGAGGTCGCGGGTGGGTGCGTTGGGAGCCACGCGGTAGCACCTCCTCTCGTTGACCTGGTGTCCGCTAACGGCCTGTTCGGGTGCGGATGGTCGGGCTGGTCTTTACGCTCCGGGCATGAGCAACCAGCCGCCGTATCAGCCGCCGCCGCCCCGGAGAATCACGTCGGTGACGAAACAGCGGGGCATGTCCGCTGGCGCGCATGGGCGGCACCTGCTGCTCACCATCTGCACGTGCGGGCTGTGGCTGCCCGTCTGGGGTTGTTGGTGGCTCTACCGGCTGTTCGTGCGCCGGCGGCAGGTCACTCGCTACCGGGCCCGCTAGTACTGCAT